CGAAGCGGAACGAGTGGGCGCATCAGATATTGTTCAAGATCCTGGATAATCGGACCAATACGATTATCAATACGAATCTGTCTAGTGAAGAAATTAAAGAGCTTTACTCAGACGATTTTGGGAATGGTGCTTTATCAAGTCGTATATTTGAAGGAGCAACTGGCAGGTGCTTTGTGTATCCGTCAGGCATGAAGGATAGGAGGTATTGATTATCAAAAAAATGGTAGTCTGGGCACTCTTTGACAGTGGTAATGGCTCTTACTTTAAGGGTGCTAACTCTCTGAATAGTTCGGGGGGGGCGAATATTGAAATCTATTCAATCGGAATGGATATAGAAAACAAGAACAATCATTTTATAAATTTGAATCTTGCTGATTACGGGCGTTTATTTGGTGACAATACGCTCTTTGATGTGTTAGACAGACTGCCAGAACCTGATTTAATTATTGCAAGTCCGCCATGCGAATCATGGTCAAATGCTTCTGCCATGGAAAACGGGAATGCGTGTTGGAAACGCAATGATGTGTCTGATAGCTTGTTCGCTCCACAAGTAAGACCTTCACCGTTCACGATCAGGGCAAATCAGGATTACGAGTCAGCTTATATAAATTATCAGTACGACAGACAATTTTTAAAAAGGATCAATGGGGAGCTAACAGCTTTCAACACAATAGAAATCATAAAAAGATATAGACCAAAATTTTGGGTTGTTGAGAATCCAGCCGCTGACAGATTGTGGCCCTACATTGAGGATATTATTGGATTCAGAATTCTATACAAAAACCTAGCTAGATACAATAATTATGATTATCCTTTACAAAAACGGACGATTTTTGGAAGCAATATTGAACTTAATCTCAAGAATAAAATTATCAAGCAGGACATAGAGTGGAAGAACTTCTCAAAATCATACAATGAGAGATCCAATATACCTGAAAAATTGGTGTCAGAAATTTTCAAAAAAATTTACAAGGAGTTTAGTAAAGATGATTGAACTCTATTTCATTTACAACGGTCACCGCAAGATACTCATTGGGAGTTTCGGCCACATACATAGCGCAATCAATGAACTAAAGAAACATCAGGCTAGTTATTCAGCAATCAGTCATCCACGATTTCGGAAAAGCATGAGTGGTGAGAACATCAGGATTGACTACGGAGCAGCTGATTGCTATTACTTAGCAACAAAATCAACGTGTCGCGAACCACGTTAAAAGCGAGCTAGAATATGCGTCAGACTTGGACGAATGGCGTATAAAGAATTTGCTAGCTCTTGTGTCTTTGAGCCATGAGGTGCAAGAGCTGGATTTTTAGAAAACAAGTTGGAGGAAGCGAAGATGATTGAAGATTTAAAGAAAAAAGTTAATGGAGTATACGGCTGGTCGGTAGAAGACGGGAAGCCCAAGCCTCCCAAACAAGATTTACCACAAGCAGTGAAAGACCGAGCGAACTATTTCTGGGAAATGACAGAAGATGGTATGACGTTTATGGGAGCGATGGAATGTATCTTCGCCAATGAAAAACCTACAGACTATGATTTGGGCGCTACTAAGGATTGGTTGCCAAAATCTAAGGAGTTTGATGATTGGGTCGACTATTCGCCAGGCATGTCTCAGTTAGTTATTGCAGTTTATTTGATTTATGGAGGGGGCAAAGATGAATAAGCAGGAATTGATTGAACGGATAGAAGGCTTAAAAAATATTTTTGGCAACAAAGTAGAATATATTGAGATAGACGCGGCAATAGAACTTGTTTCTAAACTAGACAAACCGCAGAATATTTTTTTGCATCAGAAAACGAAGTCAATGGGTATAGAACCAAGCACACCCGTAAACAACTTGAAGAAGCCAATTTCGGCTGGGTGTTTGATTGCCCTGGCGTGGAAGTTGAGGAGGTTGAGTAATGGAATCATTTGCACACTATTTTAACAAGCACATTGCTAAAAAAATCGAATTAGATGATATTACAATCATTGACTATCATAGTCCAGAATATAATCTAATGTATAATCTAAGATATATTTTCGATAAGAAAAATTCATCTCTGGCTATCACAGGTGATTTTGGCGAGCTGGTTGCAGTAAATTTTAACAATATGGGTAGCTGGGAAGATTTCTATAAGGATTTCACAAACAACGCTGGATATTTTATTGAAAAAATCAAAGCATCTAGTCGAAATCTTTTTGTTTATGATGAAGATGAAGCTAAAAAAATTATTCTTGAGTATTTCTTTGATAATAAACGATATGAAGACTTAGACGAAAATGATCGATATTATTTTGATGAACTATTTGAATATTTCGATGATCAGCATGGATTCAAACACATTACTGATACTGTTCGAGAATTCCTGAGTGAACAAGATTCAGAATACTATGAGACTCTTGAATTCGCTGGTAAAAAAGTGTCTGAAATAGTATTTCTATATTTGGATGCTTATAAAAGAGCGTATGAATCAATAAAAAATGAGGAGGTGGAGTGATGGAAGAAGTTATTATGGCTACGTTACCTAACAAGGAATTAAATCGTTTGATTAAAATTGAAATTGCAGTTGAAAATCTAATCGAAAACGGAATACTTGATGAAGATATTTTTAATGAGTATTTGAGAGAGTTATAGATTGAGGAGATGGAACATGAGAATCAAAACATCAAATGACTCTATTATCAACGTCGACAGTAGGTCTCTCTGTCAACGAAGGTAAATTGATTAAGTGGAAAGAGAGGAGAAGAGTGGTATGAACGGTTATGAATTTATGTCACAGCATCCATGGTTAACAGGATTTGTTGCAGTTGTCATTGGTATCACAGTTATCAGCACCGTCGAAGCTATCACTAAAATTTGGAGAAAATCAGATGAACAAAAGAATCAAGAAGAAGAAAGCTAAGCAAGCTCTACTGCGTGAGCAAGCGAGACTAGCTCAAGAGCTGGCTCAGTTAAGTCCTGAAGAACTTGAAGATCTTGTGAGAACCATCAGGGAAGGATTCAAGAATATAGCTAGAACACTTGCTTCTTTTTTCGATGATCTAGCTATGTTTTTCAAAAGTTTTGATGAGTCTTGAAAAATGAAAATATATAGAAATGAGGTGAGAGATGCCTTTTTTCCCAGAAATCAACGAAGCGAAAACGAAAGAAAATGCCAAGAAAATCTTGAAAGGCTATCCTCGTTGGCGTCGTGTGGCCAATGACAAAAATGGTCAGAAAGTCACCACGACGTATTCTTTCATGCCTCGAAATCCCGGAAGCGACACGACTAGTCAGGTCGAGAAGCTTGCTATCAGAAAGGTTGATGCAGAGATGGAGCTGGATGCCATTGAGCAGGCAGTCAGCGAGCTACACGATCCGTACTATCGTAGGATCATATATGAGAAGTACATGGTCTGGCATCGAAAGAAAGATGAGACTATATACAACGAGCTTGCTATATCAGAAAGCTCATATTATGAAATTCTTGATAAAGCTTTATTAGCATTCGCAGAGCTTTATCGAAACGGTGAGCAGATGGCTATTCTGGAGTAAAAGCGGAGTAAATCAAGAGTAAATACCAATTTCAATGTGCTAAAATGGTAATATCGAATAATAGGCGAAGGCAGGCACATCCTGCCTTTTCTTGTAGTTTGGAGGTGATATTGTGAAAAAAGTAGAACCTATTCGTGAACCAGACGACATTGATAGAATGAAGAATTATTTGAAATCAAAGAGTGAACGAAATTATATTCTTTTTTTAGTAGGGATATATTCAGGTCTACGAGTAAGCGACATTGTTCCTCTTCAAGTAAAACATGTTATCCAGGATAGAATTGAGATTAAAGAGAAAAAAACTGGCAAAATAAGAAAATTTGCAGTTAACCCAGAATTACGAAAGGCTTTGAATCGTTATATAAAAGAAAATCATCTTGAGAATTACGACTATCTTTTTCCGAGTAGAAAAAAAGTTAGAGGTGATGGAGTAAGCATTAAACACATTGGTAGAGTGGCTGTGTATCAATTCTTAAATGATGCAGCTAAACATGCAGGACTAAAAAACATCGGCACGCACTCGATGAGAAAAACGTTTGGGTATCATCATTATAAACAAAATGGCAATATAGCTATTTTAATGCAGATACTTAATCACTCTGCACCAGACATCACATTAGACTATATTGGATATAATCAAGATGAAATTGATGAAAGTATGCTTACTTTTACGTATTAAAAGCACGCTTATTTATCATATTGAGAAATGGTAAATTGGATAAATTAGAAATGCTATAAACCCATTGACCTGATTGAGCTAAAGCACACTCTCTCGAAAGTCACAAAATATAAGATATGTTAAATACGGGAGGGGTTCAAGTCCAGAAAATACCCCTCCCCAGAATAACCGGAGAGGTCTTGAAAACCTCCCCCCCTAATCATAAAAAAAAGGAAGTCCCTAAGATGAACCTCCCCCGACCCGACAGAAACGGACCTCACCGTGTCGCATTTGAAAAGAACAAGAACATCATACTTAAAACTAGAAACACTTGCGGAATTTGTGGGTTACCAGTGGACAAGTCCCTGAGGTACCCACACCCATTAAGTCCAGTCATTGACCACATTATTCCAATCAATAGAAACGGTCATCCATCAGACATCAACAACTTGCAGCTTTCTCATTGGCAATGCAACAGACAGAAGTCTGACAAGCTCTATGCTGATAGTAGAACTGAAAGTTCAAAAGTTATTGGCAATCGCAATTTGCCTCAAAGCAGAGATTGGACAAAGTATAGAGCTTAAACGCTCGAAAGAATATTTAAGTATGCAAATGGATGCTATTCTAAATTTATTAAATAAAAAATAATAATGATATTTGTGCTTAGCGCTTGAAAAAAATGAAACAATATTTTTGTAGCCAATCTGCCTTTTGCAGATAGGGGGGGTAGTACCCTCCCCCAAGGCTCGGCCGAGCTTCACGCCGTCACTGTACATTTTTTCTCGCGCCAAAATCTAGAAAAAGAAGGAGAATGATTTGGAATTGAGAGGTATTGATTATCTTAGGAGGAAGTTGAATCTCTATCAGAGTAGAGTCAATCTGAGATACAAGCATTATGCTATGCAGCATCAGGAAGCGCCAATAGGAATCACGATTCCTCCAAATGTCAGGGCACAGTACAGGGCGACCTTGGGGTGGACTGCTAAAGGTGTGGATAGTCTTGCTGATCGTCTGGTTTTTCGGGAATTTGGCAATGACATCTTTGATGTTACGAAAATTTTTGATCGTAATAACCCAGATATCTTTTTTGATAGTGCTATTCTGGCTGCGCTGATTGGTTCGTGTTGCTTCATCTATATTTCGAAAGGGGAAGATGATGAGGTGCGGTTGCAGGTAATCGAGGCTAGCAATGCGACCGGAGTGATTGATCCTATCACTGGTCTTCTTGTGGAAGGTTATGCGGTGCTGGCTCGTGATGATTATGGTCAGGCAACTTTAGAGGCTTACTTTGAGCCAAATGCAACGCATTTCATTCCAAAAGATGGTCATACCTACTCAATCAGCAATCCAACGGATATTCCGCTGTTGGTTCCAGTGATACATAGACCAGATGCCGTCAGGCCATTTGGGCGCAGTCGTATCACGAGGGCTGGCATGTATTATCAGAAATATGCTAAGCGTACTTTAGAGCGAGCTGATATTACGGCAGAGTTCTACTCATGGCCGCAAAAGTATATTCTGGGGCTAGATCCTGATGCAGAGCCATTGGAAAAATGGCAAGCGACAGTATCAAGCCTATTGACGATTTCTGCTAGTGACAATGGGGAAAAGCCAAACGTTGGCCAGTTTAGCACTGCCAGCATGTCTCCTTTTACAGAGCAACTAAGAACGGCTGCTGCTGGCTTTGCTGGCGAAATGGGCTTGACTTTGGATGATTTGGGGTTTGTGTCTGACAATCCATCATCTGTGGAAGCTATCAAGGCTAGTCATGAGAATTTGCGTTTAGCTGGGCGGAAGGCTCAACGGTCGCTAGGAGCAGGTTTTTTGAATGTGGCCTATGTGGCTACTTGTTTGCAAGATGATTTTCAATATTCCCGTAGTCAATTTGTGAAAACGAAAGTGAAGTGGGAGCCGTTATTTGAAGCAGATGCAAATATGCTGACGATGATTGGTGATGGTGCCATCAAGCTCAATCAGGCCGTTCCTGGATATGTGGATGGTGAGACCATCCGAGACTTGACAGGTATCAAGGGTGCTGAGAATCCTGCCCCTACCCCAATTGAGAAAGAGGTAAATGATGGTCAAGGATATCGTACCGGAGTTGTTGACGAAAATTCAGACGGAATTTGAGGAGGAAAGGCTTGATAGTGAGGTACTGAAGTCTCTCTTGTCAAAATTACACTCAAAGTCAGCTGGTTATCTGGATGCGAATGATTATGCTATTGAGTTAGGGGAGATTCTTTCTAAGGCTCTGAGAGGCTCTATAAGCTCCTCTAATCTGCCAGATGGCAAAATGTATTATAATATCGCTAAAAGGTTGCTGACGGAGACACTGGGGCGGAATTTCGAGCTAATAAGTGGGTACGCTCAGCAAGTTCAGAAAAATTTGAATGAAGAGGCTAAAATAGGGCTGAGAGTTCAAGTCCCTGAACTAAATCAAGACAGGATAACTGGTTTAGTCAATCGGATTTCCAGTGAAGCTGAGTTTAGTCAGATTGCTTGGATTTTGAAAGAGCCGATTGTCAATTTTAGCCAGAGCATTATTGATGATAGTATTCAGAAAAATGCTGAATTTCAGAAGAAAGTTGGGCTGGCTCCAGTCATTGAACGACATTCCACGGGACATTGCTGTGACTGGTGTCAATCGCTGGTTGGTAAATACTTGTACGGTGAAGAACCGCTAGGATTTTACCGAAGGCATCAACGTTGTCAATGCACCATTGATTATCATCCAAAAAATGGGAAGCAACAAAACTCTTGGTCTAAAAAATGGTCTAAAGAAAGTGCTGATGTCCTTGAACGACGCAAGCAGCAGAATATTGATGTGCGTGATAATAATCGAAAGGTAGATATCCGAGAATACAAGAAGATTGTTGAGATTTTGGGGCCACAAAATGCACCTATTTCACTAGCGCAATTTCAGGAGTTGAAGTATAATGATAGTGAAAGATACGAACGCTTAAGAGATGTAGTTTATATCCAAGAAAAATTCAAAAATGGCACATGGCTAGATAAAATTAACTCTGAAAAGCAAGCTAGACATATTCAGTCAACATCACCGTCTGGAAAGAGTTATTTCTATGATGATGTGGATGTCAATGCTTTGTATGACAAGTACAAGATGACTGGATTTTTAGAAACAAGTAGAAAAGGCGCTCAAACCAGCAATGAAAAGGTTGATTTGTTTGAAGATAGGCCGTTGGGAATTGATGTTTATACTGGTAAGCCAGTAAATGCTATGACAATCAAATATAGCAAAACTGGCGCACACTTGATACCGACATATTACGAAAGGGGAGACTGATGGAACTTGGAAAATTTAATAACAAGGTTGTCAGAATCACCGATATTGACGGCCAAACATTTGAAGGCATCTGTCTTTATGAGGACAAGGATGTCTATGATGAAGAATATGATGGGTTGTCCGTTCAGTCGGGAACCCGATGGACAAAACTTTTTGAGAACGAAATCAAGGAAGTTGAAATTATAGCATAAGCACGTTGACAGTGGTTAGGGTGCTTTTCTTATGCTCTGAAAGGGGTAACAATGGGAAACAAAATTGATTTTTCAGAAAGAAAATCAAGTATAGAGCGTGGAGCTTCTGTTAAAGAGATTTTAGTGGAAAATCTTGAAGCTAGTCCTAATTATTCTTCGGTGTTAGTGATTTCTTTGGATAAAAATGGAGAAGTAAATCTGGGATATAGTTGGGAAAGTAGCTTGCAGGCCTTGGGAATGCTTGAGGTTGCTAAAAATTATATTTTGAACGATATCAATTAAAAAAATATCCCAGCGATAGGGTTATCATGCTATGACGATTGAAAGGAAATTAGAATGGCGAGGAAGAAACTTGGCAATCAGAATCCTACTCAATCGGTGATTTTAAAATACGTCAAGAAAAATTCAAAAGCTAAAGAAGCGATTGAACTTTACGAACGGACAGGTCTTTCTTGCTATGCCTGGCAGAAAAACCTTTTGCTACCTATGATGGCCATTGACAAGAACGGTCTTTGGGTGCATCAGAAGTTTGGTTATTCTATCCCTCGGCGGAATGGGAAGTCTGAAATCCTTTATATTCTTGAAATTTGGGGTTTGCACAAAGGATTGAATATCCTGCATACTGCTCACCGAATTTCCACCTCTCATGCCTCTTTTGAAAAGGTCAAGCGATACCTTGAGAAAATGGGTTATGTTGATGGTGAGGATTTCAATTCCATTCGAGCGAAGGGTCAGGAGAGAATCGAGCTGTATTCAACGGGTGGTGTTGTCCAATTTCGTACCAGGACATCAAATGGTGGTCTTGGTGAGGGATTTGATATGCTGATTATTGACGAGGCTCAGGAGTACACGACTGAGCAAGAATCTGCTTTGAAGTACACGGTGACGGATAGTGCAAATCCTATCACAATCATGTGTGGGACACCTCCGACCCCTGTATCAAGCGGTACGGTCTTTACTAAGTACCGTGAGACTTGTCTTTTCGGTAAAGGGAAGTATTCGGGCTGGGCTGAGTGGTCGGTTTCTAACGAAAAGGAAATTGACGATGTGGAAGCTTGGTATAATTCCAATCCATCTATGGGCTACCACTTAAATGAGCGTAAAATTGAAGCAGAGCTTGGTGAGGATAAGCTAGACCATAATATCCAACGTTTGGGATTTTGGCCGACCTATAACCAGAAATCTGCTATTTCTGAAACGGAGTGGAATGAGCTCAAGGTGGATGGTGTTCCAGAATTATCTGGCAAGCTGTCTGTTGGTATCAAGTACGGTCAAGATGGAACGAACGTGGCATTGAGCATTGCTGCAAGGACCAAGGATGGTCGATACTTTATTGAAACAGTTGATTGTCAATCTGTTCGTAATGGGAATGAGTGGATGGTTGCCTTTTTGCGTCAAGCCGATGTGGCTCAAATTGTCATAGATGGCGCAAGTGGTCAAAAGATCCTAGACGAAGAGTTGAAGGACTACAGAATCAAGAATGTGATTCTGCCGACGGTTAAGGAAATCATCGTGGCCAACGCTCTTTGGGAACAGGGGATCTACCAGAAAACCATCTGTCACGCTGGCCAGCCATCGCTATCAAAAGTAGCCACTAACTGCGATAAGCGGAATATTGGCTCAAACGGTGGCTTTGGTTATCGATCGCACTTTGACGACATGGATATTTCTTTGATGGATAGTGCATTGCTTGCGCACTGGGCTTGTGCTACAACTAAGCCTAAGAAAAAGCAAAAAATCAGTTATTAAAAAAAGCGGTCTTGTGACTGCTTTTTTTGATGCCCAAAAATTACCGAACTGCCGGGGAAGCAGGAGAAAGGAGACATGAGAATGTCAGATTTTAAACCGATCACAACACAAGAAGAATTTGATGCTGCTATTAAGGCTCGTTTATCTCGGGAGAAAGAGAAGTATGCCGACTATGACCAGCTTAAATCTCTTGTTGAAGACTTGAAAAAAGAAAATGTTGATTTGAAGTCAACAATTGAAGCTAATCGTCAAAGTAAGGCGGATGCTGACAAGCAACTTGAAGAGATGCAGAATCAAATCTCTAATTATGAGACGGCTAGTCTGCGAACTAGGATTGCTTTGCAACATGGATTGCCTTACGACCTTGCAGATCGTTTGCAGGGAACTGATGAAGAAAGCTTCAAGGCAGATGCAGAGCGCTTGGCTGGGTTTATGAAAAGTAATCAACCAGTTGCGCCCGTCAAAGAGACGGAACCTGTTTTAGAAAAAACAGAAAACACATTGTATAAAAACCTAATTCAAGGTTTAGAGATTGAAGAATAAAGGAGAAATCATATGGCAGATCAACTATCAAAAGGAACATTATTTGACCCAGTGCTTGTGACAGACCTCATCAACAAAGTTAAGGGTCACAGCTCACTAGCGAAATTGTCTAATCAACAAGTTATCCCGTTTAATGGATTACGGGAATTTACATTCTCATTGGATTCTGATGTTGACATTGTTGCAGAAAATGGGAAAAAAACTCATGGTGGTGTCAGCTTAGAACCAGTCACTATTGTGCCAATTAAAATTGAGTATGGTGCTCGTGTATCTGATGAATTTATCTATGCATCAGAAGAAGCTAAGATTGACACGTTAAAATCATTTAACGAAGGCTTTGCCGCTAAAGTAGCTCGTGGTGTCGATTTGATGTCATTTCACGGAGTCAATCCACGTACGAAACAAGAGTCTACGGTTATCGGAGACAACTGTTTTGATAAAGCCGTTACTCAAACTGTTACTTTTACAGCCAATGATCCAGATGCAAATGTTGAAGATGCCGTGAAAATGATTCAAGGGGCAGATAATATCGTGAGCGGTATGGCTATTGATACTACATTTTCAAGCGCACTTGCAAGCATGAAAAATGCAGCAAATGAACGGCTTTATCCTGAATTGGCATGGGGAGCAAATCCAGGTGCTATTAACGGTCTACCTGTAGATGTAAATACAACGGTTGGTCTTAATGTTGGAACCAACAAGGATGTTGCTATTGTTGGCGACTTTGCAAACATGGTTAAATGGGGGTATGCGAAACAAATTCCACTCGAAGTTATTCGATATGGTGATCCAGACAATTCTGGGAAAGACTTGAAAGGTTATAACCAAGTTTACCTTCGTGCCGAAATTTATCTTGGATGGGGAATTTTGGATCCTAAAAGCTTTGCTCGTATCGTGAAAACTGGGGGTTAATCATGGCTGAGTATGTAAACAAAAAGACTGGTGGGACAATCAATACTAGTTCAGAAATTTCTGGCGGTGACTGGATTCCTGCTGCTGAATATGCAAAGCAGCAAGAAGGACAAGTGGATGATCCAGATAACTGGACTGTGCCAGAGCTCAAGTCTAAGCTAGATGAGCTTGGTGTTGAGTACAGTGACAAAGCTAAAAAAGCAGAATTGCTGGCTTTGTTGGAAGCGCATAAGGAGTAAGCTAAATGGGAGACTTTGCAACAGTTGAAGACCTGCAAAATTTGTGGCGTCTTTTAAAATCAGACGAACGCAAGCGAGCAGAGGCTCTGTTGAAAATTGTCTCTGACTCTCTGCGTGTCGAAGCCAAGAAGGTTGGGAAAGACTTGGATGTGCTTGTGGCAAAGGATTCGTCTTTTGCAAGTGTGGTCAAGTCAGTTACGGTCGATGTGGTCGCTCGTACCTTGATGACCTCTACTGAGCAGGAACCGATGACTCAATTTGCTGAGAGCGCCTTAGGTTACTCAGTAAGTGGGTCCTATTTGGTTCCCGGCGGAGGTCTCTTTATCAAGGATTCGGAGCTCAAACGCTTGGGACTAAAGAAGCAAAGATTTGGGGTGATGGAGATCTATGGGACGGATTAAGGGAATTACCGTGACCTTAATTGACAAGGTCAAGACAGGACAGGATGATTTTGGTCATTCTGTCTTTGAAGATCGAGAAATTGAGGTTGAGAATGTCCTAGTACAGCCAACTTCAACAGATGATAAAGTCAGCCAGCTCAATCTTACTGGCAAGGTAGCTGTCTACACCTTAGCAATCCCTAAAGGCGACACTCATAACTGGGAAGACCGAGAAGTCCTATTTTTTGGTCAGCGGTGGCGCACCTTTGGCATACCAACCGAAGGGATTGAGAGCTTGATTCCGCTGGACTGGAATAAGAAAGTGACGGTTGAACGGTATGGCTAGTATGAAAGTCAAGCTAAATGGTGCTGGTGTTGGCGCCTTGCTGAAATCAAGGGAAATCCAAAATCTACTGAATCAAGAAGCTACTAAAATCCGTAGTCGATGTGGTCAAGGCTATGAGCAGGATAGTTATGTCGGGGAGACTCGGGCAAATGCGATGGTCTATCCAAAAACCTATCAAGCTAAGAAAGACAATCTAAGAAATAATACTTTGTTGAAGGCGGTACGTTAGATGATTGAAATTATTATCAAGAAATATCTTGACGGTCATTTAGATGTACCGTCATTTTTTGAGCGTGAAGCTGAAGCTCCTGATAGCTTTGTCGTTATTCAAAAGACAGGAGGAAAGGAGCGGAATCATTCTGGTAGTGCGACCTTTGCTTTCCAAAGCTATGGTCCTACTATGCAGAAGGCTGCTGAGCTCAATGTCAAAGTGAAGCAGGCTGTGAAAGGATTGGTTGAGCTGGACTCAATCAGTGGTGTCCACTTAAACAGCGACTACAATTTTACGGACACAGAGACCAAACGATACCGCTATCAGGCGGTGTTTGATATTAACTATTACTAAAGGAGATATTGCAATGGCATTGGAAGCTAATGTAACAACTGCGAAACCGAGGGTTGGTGGAGCAGTACACTCTGCACCGCTTGGTGCAAAATTGCCAGTCGATGCGACAAGTAAGCTAGATGCTGCTTTTAAGTCTTTAGGTTTTATCTCAGAGGATGGTGTGACAAATAACAACTCACCTGAATCTGAAGATATCAAGGCTTGGGGTGGCACTATCGTCAACTCTTCTCAGACCGAGAAGAAGGACACATTTGTTTATACCTTAATCGAGGGGCTCAATATTGATGTCCTGAAAGAGGTTTATGGAGCTGAAAATGTTTCAGGGGATCTTGCTGCTGGTATTACTATCAAGGCTAATTCAAAAGAGCTAGAAAATCACTGTCTAGCTATTGAAATGATCTTGAAAAACGGTGCTCTCAAACGCATCGTGATCCCTTCTGGGAAGGTCACTGAAATCGGCGAAATCACCTATAAAGATGGCGAAGTTGTTGGCTATCAAACAACTATCACAGCATTTCCGGACGCCAACGGAAATACTCACTACGAATACATCAAGGGGGCTTAATAGATGGCAAAACGCAAACGTAAAAAACGTAATCATGGTGCACAAGGAAAAACATTTAAAGGGAAAACTTCGACTGGTTTTGCTTTTGAAATCACGCAGGAACGATTGGATAACTATGAACTGCTGGAAGCAGTTGCAGAAGTGGATAAGAATCCTGCTGTCTTGCCAACCGTTATCAATCTGATGCTGGGTGATAAGGCTCAGGACTTGAAGGACCACGTCCGAACAGAAACTGGGATGGTGCCGACAGGGAAATTGATGCAGGAAGTGGAAGAAATCTTTAAAAGCAGGACCAATCTAAAAAAATAGCCCTCCTTGCTAGAATGATCGACCTAGATGAAGATGCTCTCATCTGCGACCTTGCTGAAACCTATGGCATTTATGATTATAGGCAGCTACCTGCTCAACAGGTAGCTGTCTTTGCTTTTGGTTTAAAAGAGGACTCTCGGATCAAGATGGCTTTGAGTAATCAGAAGGTGCCTTTTGAGACTTTGTTGATGGCTAGTACGCTGGATAGACTGTCAACGCTCGTCTGGTTTAAGACCAAAGATGGTCAAAAGGGTGCTAACAGGCCAACCATGATAGCTCAGAAGCTGGTTGGAGAAGAGAAAGAAAGGGATGAGATGGTCTTTAGTTCTGGTGAGGAATTTGAAGCGTATCGTCAACGAATTTTAGCCGAGGTAGGAGGTGAGAAGTAATGGCTACAGAAATCGCACAAGCGTATGTGCAGTTGATTCCGTCTGCGAGAGGAATAACTGGGAAAATCCAAGATATTCTAAATCCAGAGGCGTCGGCTGCTGGGCAAAGTGCTGGCCAATCGCTAGGAGCTAGCTTGGTCAGCGTGGCGACAAAAGCGATAGCAGCAGCTGGAATTGGTAAGGCCTTTTCAGCGGCTATTCATGAGGGGGCAGCCCTCCAGCAATCTTTGGGAGGGGTTGAGACTCTTTTCAAGGGTAGTGCTGATACTGTCAAGAAATATGCGGCTGAAGCCTATAAGACAACAGGTCTGTCAGCCAATGCGTACATGGAAAATGTAACAGGCTTCTCCGCAAGCCTCTTACAATCGCTAGGAGGCGATACAGCGAAGGCTGCTGATGTGGCCAACATGGCCATGGTGGACATGTCCGACAATGCCAATAAAATGGGTACGGATATGGGGCGAATCCAAGATGCTTATCAAGGGTTTGCTAAGCAGAACTACACCATGCTTGATAACCTCAAGCTTGGCTACGGTGGTACTAAATCCGAAATGGAAAGGCTCTTGGCTGACGCTGAGAAGCTGACTGGTGTCAAATACGACATCAACAACCTATCTGATGTTTACAATGCCATCCATGCTATCCAGGAAAATCTGGATATCACAGGTACGACTGCCAAAGAGGCCGCATCAACCTTTAGTGGTTCCTTTTCTGCCATGAAAGCAGCGGCGCAGAATGTGCTTGGGCAGTTGGCCTTGGGACAGAATATTTTGCCAGCGTTACATGCTTTACTAGATACTACCAAAACATTTCTATTTGATAATTTCATTCCAATGATTGGAAATGTGTTTTCTGGTCTTGGATTGCTATTAACAGAAGGGATTAGCAAGATAGCTTCTGAGTTATTTGGAGATGCTTTTGGAAGTGCTGTGTATGATCAATTATCAAGGGTCACAGGAATTTTCCAGACTTTCTTTGACATGATTTTTGGCTCCTTAAACAAACAGGATAACATCGATATTCTGAAGGTGCTAGGTTTTAGTGACGATGCGGCAAAACAAATTGTCAACATAGCAGATAATATCCGTGTCACTTTTGAGAATGTCGGGGCGACTATTGGCAATATCGCTGGGATTGTTGGTAGTTTCATTGGAGAGCTATTAGGAGTAAGAGATGGTAAGCAAGAAGTCAATTTGCTTGGCACTGCATTTGAAATTCTGACAGGATTTATAAAAGAGGTATCATCAATACTAAAAGATGTAACTAAGTTTTTTAAGGATAATCAGCTAGCAGCAGATTTACTTAAGACTTCTGTAGTTGCTTTAGGAGTTGGACTTCCAGTGGCTAAAATTGCTACATTTGTGCAAGGCTTAGGTGGCATACCTGGTATTTTGGCAATTGCAAAAACAGCTATTTCAGGTTTTGCTACATCAGCGATAGCTGCTATTTCTTCAATCCCTCTTATTGGGTGGATTGCTGCTGCAATCGCAGCTTTAACTTGGTTTTTCACTCAAACCGAAACTGGCCGTCAGATTTGGGCTGCTTTTGTTGATTGGATAAAGGTAGCTTGGCAGGGAATAGCTGAGTTCTTTAGTGGGTTATGGTCTGGCATCTCTGAAGGTGCAAACAACCTGTGGACTGGAGTGTCTGAGGCTTGGAGCTCGGCTGTTGAGAATGTCAAGAATTTGTGGAATGGGATTGTTGTATTTTTCGATGCTTTGTGGCTGACAATACAAACAGCTGCTTCGATTGCTTGGACCCAATTTACTACGACGATCATGTCTATCGTCCAGCCTTTTATTGATGGATTTTTGAATTTGTGGAATGGTGTCTCAAATGGAATTTCTCAGATTTTTGAAGGCCTAAAGATGATCTTTCAGGGAGCTTGGGAGTTTATCAAATCTATCTTCTTAGGTGCAATCTTGGTCATCCTTGACTTAGTGACTGGGAATTTCACCCAGCTAGGTGCTGACCTAGCTCTGATTTGGGAGGGGATAAAAAATGGTGTTTCTCTGGTTTGGGAGGGTATTAAGGCCATTTTCATGGGCTTGGTTGATGCCATTGTAGGTTTCGGGAAAGCTGCATTTGAAAACTTTTCAGCTGCTTTATCTGCGATTTGGGAGTTTATCAAGTCGGCTGCTTCAGCGGCTTGGGAATGGGTCAAATCCACTGTAACAAACTTGATAACAGGTCTTGTACAGGGTACACAGAATATCTGGAACGGCTTTATGAACTTCCTGTCTGGTCTGTGGGAGAGCATCAAGTCAACGGCTGTGAATGGCTGGAATGCCCTGAAATCGGGGGTTATTTCTATCATCAACGGTCTGATCCAAGGCGCTCAGAATGCCTGGAATACCTTACAACAGGGTGTGACCAATGTGGTCAACAGTGTCACCAATATCTTTAAAGGTCTAGCTAATATCAATCTTTGGGATGCTGGTCGGGCTATCCTTGATGGCTTCCTGGGTGGTCTAAAATCTGCTTGGGGTAGTGTGACGGACTTTGTCGGCGGTATCGCAGGCTGGATCCGTGATCACAAGGGACCAATCGAGTATGACCGCAAGCTCTTGATCCCTGCTGGTAATGCAATCATGCAAAGTTTAGACAAAGGTCTACAAGATCGTTTCAAGGATGTGAAGAAAAACGTTGGGGGAATGGCTGATGAGATTTCTGACATTTTTGGAGATGAAATCTTAGCTCCTGATTTAGGAGTTTTGGGAAATCGAGAGGTGCAAGTTGCCTTGACATCTGGTAAATTGCTGGATCAGATACTCGATCCTGATCATAACCGAAACAAGGAATCTGTGCTTCTGGAAACCATCGCTAAGCTAGCTAATCGGCCAGTCATCGTGTCTCAGCAAGTAGATACGAGAGAAGTCTCTCAGATACTAGCTGAGCCAATAGCTGAAGAACAAGAAAAGCGTCAGGCTATCCTGAACGCTGTGAATGGATTGGGGTGGACTTGATTGATAAAAGTACATTTTAACGACGTTGAATTGACAAAATGGATTACTGTTTTAGATGGGTTCACCGCTTTTAACGGTGCAGACCATGACCCGACTTTTCAGGAGTATCCAACGATGAGTGGTGCAGAGTTTGTCAAGACTCGCAAGAAATTGAAGAAGATCTCTGTACCTTTTTATGTGGCATATGATAGTGTGGCTGATTATGACGCTTTACAGGCGGCTCTCAATGTATCTGAACCGAAAAAGCTGACCTTCAGCCATCTGCCTGACCGTGTCTTTTATGCGATTCCTGGCGGGAATCTGAATTTTAAGGAAATCCGTTTTAACGGTAAAGGGACTATCTACTTTAACATTGCAGATGGTCTGAGTCATGCTAAGAATTCGAAGCGCTTTGAATTTACTAAAAATGCTCAGGGAATTTGGGAAGCCATTATCAATAATACAGGTAGTGAGCCTGTGCCGATTGACTACAAAATCAAACTTAAAAAGGAGTCTGGGTTTGTAGCGATCGTTAGCCAATATGGGGCTATTCAATATGGGAAGTTTGAAGAATCAGACTTTGTGCAGGAAAAGAAAAACGTTACTCTAGCTAGTAATCAGGGTGGAGACTTTGCTAACTGGCAAAATGGCACGGTATTTTACGAGAATCAAGGGAAGAAAGCTGTCACAACGATGTCAGCCGATCCGGCATTTAATGGACGGTTAGGGATTTTACCTAACGGCTTTAATAATACAGGGAACAATCCCTTTTTCGGTGCTATTAAGGAACTCAACTTATCTGTAGGAGCTACAGAATGGTACATCTGGGCTCGGGCTTGGTTTGAAACTGGGCTAATGGGGCAGACAGGCGCTTGGTGCTTGACTGTTGTGGACAATGCCAATCGGCTTATCGCCGGGATGGCTATTGAGAAACATGACCGAGTTGGGAATCGGGCTAGTGTTTATTTTTTGCTTGGTGATGGCAAGGGAGGAAGTCATATCAAACATAAGATTGACTTTACTCCTAGCTTTTGGGTAACTGACAACCCGTACGGAACTGAAGCTAGAAATCAAAATAGGAATATGTTTGACTTGCGAAAAGAGGGTGATAAGGTCACTTTCTTTTGGTATGGTCAGTATTTCTCTTATTTTGAATCAGGGATTAAGAATGTAGAAGCTAGCAAGGTGCAGTTTTTCTGTGGGCAGATAAATGGCAGAAACACGAATGACCAAATCGTCACACATCAGTATTTGAATGATTTTTCATTTTTTAAGCTGAATGTGCCTTTTTGGCGTGATGTGCCAAATCGCTATCCTGCTGGTTCGGAGTTATTCATCGATGCTAGCGGAGAGGTCAATCCGGATGAACCAGGTAGGCTCTATGTGAATGGCTTGCTAGCTCCTGATGATGAGATTTTAGGGACACAATTTTTTCTAGCGCCACCTGGAGAGACGAAAGTACAGCTATTAGTTTCTAGCTTCTCTGAGGTCGCTAGTGCTTATGCTGAGATTGAGGAGGCTTGGACGTAGTGAAAAACAACGTAAGAATTGCTATTAGAGACTCAACTGACACGCATGTTATCGGTTTTTTTGATAATCAAAATGGGATCAAGTACCATGCAGCCGATCTGACTAGATTTTTGAAAGGGTCATGTAGCTACTTGGTCATCAAATACCGCTCAAAAGACATCACTAAAGTTAAAAGCGGTTGTCGTTTGGCATTTAGGTATAAGGGGAAGGACTACTGGATGACCGTCAAGTCTGTCAAGAAGACAGGCTATCAGATGGAAATTACAGCACACTCTTTGAGTCTAGAAGCCAACGAGGAGAAGCGGGGAGCCTACAAGGCTGTCAAAGCAATGAGCATTAGGGAGTATGTGGATACTTTTGACCCTGAGCACTCGCTGGAAATCGGCATCAATGAGGTTGCTGACAAGACCATCAAGCTAGAATGGTCAGGTACTGACACGGTGCTAGCTCGGCTCTACTCTATCGCTAATAGTTTTGGGGCTGAGCTTGAGTTTGTGACAGAACTAAATAGCGACTACTCGCTGAAACGCCATGTCCTCAATATCTACCGAGCTGGAAATCTCGGCAAGGTCAAGACTGGACTTCCTATTCGAGTAGGAAAGGACTTGAAAGTCATTAACTACTCAGATGATATCAATGACATTAAGACGGCTATCAGAGGGAGTGGTAAAGACGGATTGACCATCGCTGGTCTTGATAAGAAAATCTATGATGAAAAGGGGAAACTCCTCTTTTATAGTCAAGGAAATACTATCTATGCTCCACAATCTCGCGACCAATTTCCTTCTGTCACCAAAAAGACAGATGATGGCTGGATCGTGCTGGAAAACGGAGAGACAGAGCATGACTCGAAAGAGTCTCTGTTTGGTTATCTGTTGGCAGAGTTGAAAAAGCGCTGTGTCCCTAAAATTGCTTATAGCACAGAGGGAAAAGTAAATGGTGAGATTGGCGACACATTGACCCTGATAGACTCAGAACATTATGATCCTCCCCTCTATGTCCAAGCCCGCATTAGTGAGCAGACAGAGTCCTTATTGGGTGCTAATACAGACAAAACGACTCTAACAAACTTTGAACGAAAGTCTAGCCAAATAGCTAGTGAACTGCTGAAACGAGTAGAGGAGCTGGCTGAAGAGGCAACTCCCTACGTTGTCAATCTCGCTACTGATAATGGCCATATCTTTAAAAATAACCAGGGGGAATCCACAGTCTTCCCAACGCTTAAAAAGGGCAATAAGGCTGTGGAATGTACCTGGAAGTGGCTAATTGACAACGAGGATTTTGGACAAGCTCCAAGCCACAAGGTCACAGCAGTAGGGATGAGGGAATCACTCACCTTGACGGCTATAGCCTTGGTGAAAGGTCAGGAAGTAGCTAGAGAGCAGCTGACCTTTACTAATGTCAATGATGGTCAGAATGGAGCAAAGGGAGACCCAGGACCACAAGGACCAAAAGGTTCCACCGGAGCAACTGGAGCTAAAGGCGACAAAGGAGAGACTGGAGATAGAGGCCCTCAAGGCGAACGTGGCCCGCAGGGAGCTGTAGGACCACAAGGGCCAAAAGGAGAGCGAGGAGCCCCAGCTGATACCGCAGAATTGAAAAAAGCTGTAACAGCAGCTCAATCTCAATTGGCAGATGTCAAAAACAATCTGGATGGTGTTAGGGCGAACTTGACGCAAGCTCAGAGTCAGTTGAATAGCAATATCAGTCAAATCCGCTCGGATGTTGGCTCTATCCGCAATCAACAAACTTTATATGAGCAGAGCAACACGCAAAATCTAGCCCGCATCACTGGCCAGCTTGGCGACAAGGCCAGTAAAGCCGAAGTCAAACAGACCGCTGACGGGATTCGGGAGGAATTGGCGAGTTTATCGGTCGGAGAAAACCTCTTTGTCAACTCAGAATTTAAAAATCTGCGTGACAATAACCAGCGCTACACAGCGAATGGCAAAACCTATCAAAACATGATTGCACCTTACTGGTACAATCCATACAACGCAGGTCTACCAAACGCTCAAAATATCCAGCATGGGTATTTTGACACAGAAACGTTTAGTGACACGGTCTTTGCTTTTAACGAGAGTGACGGGAGTCGTCACTGGAAAGCACTGTCAACTGATTTTAAAATCGGAGTGGTTTCGGCTGGAGAGTATTATTTTTCGGCTGATTTGTATGCGACTGATTTAGGCACTCATATCAAATTTGGATTTTACTATCACAACTCGACTGGCAAACTCAATTTCTACGCAGGTCAAACAAAAATTGAAGTTACCGAAAAAGGTCGTTGGGTGCGGCTAGGAGCACCGTTAAAGGTCAATGATGACATTGACCTGACCAAAAAAGTCCAATTTTATATTTACGGCTATAACTTTAGCACCAACTCGATTTTGTATCTTAAAAAGCCTAAAGTATCAAAAGGTCGCTTAAAAAGCGACTGGAGCCCTGCTCTCGAAGATACCGAAGGCCTCATTACAGAGGCCAAAGCTACCTTTGAGCGAACGGCTCAAGGGTTACGGACAGACCTGTCGGCTATCCAGTCATACGTTAACGCTGACGGCACGAGGGCGGAATCCTTACGCACTTACAGTCGTGAGGAAACTGCACGTCAGCTAACTACTCTGCGCCAGATCGTTGAATCTGGCTATGTGGGCAGGGCTCAGCACGCAGAGGACGTGCGAGGGCTGATACGTAGGTTTGAGGAGTTAGCTGTAGGCGGGCGGAACTTGATGGGGATGTTTAACACAAAACCTGTCAAATCAAGCTTTGACAGAGAAACATACAAGTTTACAGCAAAGACTACCCAAAATACAACTAGACCAACATTGATGTTGCAATTTCGATGGACAGATGGATCTTACAGTGCTGTGATAACAATTAGCGAGACAGGCCAATTTGCTCGTAAGTTTAAAATCACAAAGCCGTATTCGGAATTACGCGTAAAGTTTAATTGTAATAAGGAAGACGCGGTTTTGTTGTTTGCAGGTAAACAATTTATCGAGCAGAATACAGACTATTATTTTACTGGTGACTTGATCAACCTGTCCCCAAACGATAGCCAAGCAGACTTTTTAAAAATCGAAAAAGCGACTATCACCTCAGACTGGTCACCAGCTCCAGAAGACGCAACGAGCTACGCAGACACCAAATTGGCTGAGTACAGGCAAAGTATTGACGGCCAACTGGCCACTGTGCAATCCGCCCTTAATACGGCTAATAGCTCATTGACGGTCTTTAATACGTGGAAGCAGTCGGCGCAGGAAAACCTGAACAAAGTCGGCAAAGTCGAGACTGGCCTAAACGAGACTAAGACTAGCTTAGCTGAGTTTAAGCGCACGGCTGAGGGGCAGCTATCTACGATTACTCAGCAAGTTTCTGGAAAGGTCTCTCAAACAGAGCTGAATCAGCGAGCTAATCAAATCACGCAAGCTGTACAAGAGCTTAGTAACTCCGTCCTCAGGAAAAGCCAAGTCAAAATCAACGAGGGGGGCATCATCTCTAGCGTTGAGAAGACCGTCAATGGCCAGACCTTGGCTAGTATGATTGCTCAAAGCCCAGAAAATGTTGAGATCATCGCTCGCTTGCTAAAAGTAAAAGGTGACATGATTGTTGACGGCTCTGTCACAGTTGACAAGCTGAACATTGAGGGTGAGCTGTCTGCCCTAAGCGGTAAGCTTGGTAGAGTGACCTCTGGAGAAATCATCAACGAGTACGAAACGC